GGTGCTATGCGTGCACCCTTTGAGCTGTTGCATCTACGGCAGGCAGAAGCCATGTTCTCTGGATCTAGTGGATCGCCCCCATTAACAAGGGCTATAAGGTGATCGACTGTATCAGCTGCGCCTTGACAGTACCGGCATGTATAGTTATCTCTTGCTAATACCTGAAGTCTTATCTTCTTATAGGCTGTAGTTAATCTAGGATCGTTATTCTTTAATGCCATCCATACTTCTTCCAATGATCTAAGGCAATGCATGGCTCACCATATCTATGGCCTATATAGTCTAGGCCCCATTGTATCTGCTTATACCCATCTACTGTAGATAGATACTTTGATCTACCTTGAGGTATCCCATAATGACTACCATTAACAGCTCTTGGATTCCATGCTGATTCTTTACCATAGAGTATAGATAGACATTTATATTCTTTGAGGTTATAACCTAATGCATAATAAGCATATTCTTTATAGCTTATATATTGTTTTGGTATAGAGCCTCCTGCTTCAGGCAATAGGCATAGAGATCCCACTAATGCTATTAGCACCCCACGCGCTATCCGCTTCAGCGGCGCGTGTTGAGCCCTTGATGGGCTCTGCCTAAGTAGCATATCAGACGATGCAAGGACATTTACATAAGTGCTGGTCAGAGCGGCGTGTCGCTTCATTGAGACCTCCTTTAAGTACCCTGTGGATAACTTCTGTGGATAACTATTTAATGAATATAACCCAGTGAGTACCCATGCGCTTGCCGCTAGGATGACCTAATATGGGCTTTTGATCTGTTAATTCTAAGATTTCCTTAAGAGATATAGATACTTCATTCCACTTAAACACTAAAGTGCCATTGGTCTTTAATACTCTAAAGCATTCAGCAAAGCCTTGAGCTATATCCTCACGCCATGTCTGGCTATCTAATACGCCATACTTCTTACGCATCCATGACTTCTCAGATAGTCTAAGCATGTGAGGTGGGTCAAATACAACCATTTGAAACGTCTCATCTGGATAAGGAATAGACCTAAAGTCCATCACTTCATCTGGTTTGATTGTGATGGTCTGGCCATTTGTAAGTAAGTGTGTTTCATCCTCTCGAATGTCACCAAATACCACTCGCTCATCTGTCTTGTTAAAGTAGAACGATCTCATGCTACTTGCTGGATCTAATACAGTTTTCAATCTTTGCCCCATCCTTTGCCCTTGAAGTGAATTGGATTTGCAGCTATAACTTTAATCATTGGCTCATTACAGTAAGTGCATGGGATCATTGGTCTATCGTGCCATCCATGAAAGATCTCTTGACTGAGATTGCATCGTGTGCATTTATAGTCGTAGGCTGGCATGTGAGGCACTTCCTTATCATGTAAGACCCACAGCCAGTGCAGCGGTCAATGTCTGCATCTGTGGGTTCATTGTCGAGATGACCGTATTTTAATATGAGTAGTGGCAATAGATCAGCTAGTCGGATGATGGCGCAATACTCGGCAGCATCTTCACCTTGTCCATTTAGCCTTATGACTCCGAATCCCAATTCCCCCGAAGAAGATGTCCGAGCCTTTAATTGCTTTAAGTACGCTAGAGGTTGAAAGCCTGCCCTTGCTTTAACTTCAACATCAAACGGTACGTTCACAATATCCTTGCCACTACCCCTTCCAACACACGCGCCCTGCCATACAGTCGATAGGTATTGTGCGACTACGCGCTCTGTGCGGAAACCTCTGTGCTTTCTATGTTGGGTCATAGATCGTCATAACAAACGCCACATAACCACCATGCACCGACCTCTAACACTTCTGATTCCGGTGTTAGCTTCTCGCATCGTGAGCACTTCATCAAGTATCCGTCAATTATCATTTGATCTCCTTTTACCCATTTACGGTTTTGCACTTTCTACACTGCCAAGTACCGACAATAGGTTGATCGTCCTTAAACTTAATCTCAGCAACGATGTCATGAGCTGCTGTTGGTTCATTGCATAACTGGCAGTTAATAGTCTCAAACAAGGGAACATCCTCTAGGTTAGTCCACTCGCCTGTTGTCTCGTTATAAAACTGTAAGTTACCCATTATGCCCACGCTTTCTGAAGTTGCCATTTGCCAACATTGTTTACTTCATACCAAAGCATCTCGCACTTACCTTCAGTACCCGCATGGCCTGACAATGGGCAGGAATAACCGCCCCAGTCTTTACCTGCCTTGGTCTTGCCAGTTTTCCAGATGCGTGATCCATGACTGCACTGTGGTACTTCAGCAGCCTCAGCTGTGCCAATGATCGCAGCAACATTCTCCATAGCCTTTTCAAGGGTTACTGGAGCATCTACTACCTTCATGTATTCATTGACGGGAGTAGTCCAATAGTCCTGCTCTGGTACAACATCCTGTACCGCTGGCTTCTCAGGCTTCTTGGCTACTACTTTGCTCATCTCTTCTCGACTTGGTCTCTTTCCTTTAGGCGCATAACCTGCATTTGCAAGTGCTCTGCCGATTGCCGAAGTCTCACAATTCTCAAGTGCTGAAGTCTGATTAACACCTCTGGAAGAAACCGTCTCCTCAGCGTATCCTGTTGCCCATGCAACGCTATCACTAGCATCCTTATATAGATACGCCTTAACAATGTATCGAGTAGCCTCGACCACTTCCAGCTCAGTTGATATGCGAAACGCTGGATAGTCCTTAATAAACTTTTCAAGTCTTACCTCCACTGGCTCGTATTCCGAAAGATTAAACATATAGGTCATTCTCCTCTGTTGCTAATTGTCCTGCGAGTGCGGCATAGGATGCCATGTCGATCCATGTGTCGATCTGCTGGGCTGACTGATTAGTCCTGGCAAGTTTAACCAAGACCATAATCCCAGCCACCTGATAGTCGTGTATTGGTGTTTGGAGATATGCACTGAGCAGCATTGCTGTGTGTTGCAGGTTATCCGCAGGATGACCGTATGTGAGGCCACGCTGAGAGATCGTGTCTGTGGCTGTGAGTAAGATTTCATTGGCTTTCATTCTTCCCAGAACTCCTGACGGCTAACTGACCGGCCTCTGTGCCAGCCTTCTCGTAGTCCTCGCTCATGGCCTGTGCGGTAAGCATCTATGGCTATTAGTGTCATTGAGAAAATCAACCCTATAAAGCATAGAGCTAGTGCCTTTTCTTGTATCGACATTACTTCACCAGCTTTAACTTTGGGTAATGCCCATTCATCTCAAAGAACTCTTGCAATGTGACTGCACTCTTGTATTCATTGCAGTCTAAACAGACCTTTGTGATCGTCATATCAAAGCTGCAATATAAGCAGTAATACTTCTCTTGAACTAGTGGCCCGTAGATTTCGATTGTAGACATTTGTGTACCTATCTGCCCCAGTGCCCTTGACTGAGTACGATAATAGTGTGGCACACCGACACGCAATAATCGGGTTAATTTGTGTAACGATTCGATAACGCTTTAGGCGTATAACTTCCCGTAAAGGGTAAAGGATCCGTCCTTGTTTATAGGCACAAGCATAGGGCTAACATGATTACCATGAGTCTCAATGACTGCCACGGACATCTGCCAATTAGCACTGCCAGCCTTGAGATAAGAGGCTTTGCGCTTGTCCATAACATTCCCAGCCTCTAAGCCCCATAAAGTCCTGTATGAAGCTCCTATGCCCTCTGTGAAGGCACTGATGCCTGCTCTGTGAGTGTGTCCACAGACTACAGACTTACCAAACTTCTTAGCCAAGCCAAGGGCAGTAAGCCCAGCATTGGAGTTCATGGATCCTTCGTCACCATGGACTAGCACCCAGCCTTTGTGGAACTCAAAGGGCTTTTTGTGGAATCGAATGCCGAGTCCTGCAAAGTCCATAAACTTGGCGTACTCAAGCTCTGGGAGTCCAATGAGGCTAGGTGCTCGTAGTAGCGTATGGTAGAGCCTGTCTGTGTGATTGCTGCGAGTGACATCTGTTGTGCCGAGGTCATAGAGAATATCCTGAGCAAGGCTTCTGTCAGCATCTAACGTACCTTCCCACTCTAACTTTGTGCCCTGTGCCCACTTGCTTTGTGACTGCATGTCCAGTTCATCACCGGTATTTAATACGAGGTCAAACTTCTCTCGCTTTACTAGCTTGATTAAATTCTTAACGGCCTGCTCGTGGTGATAGGGAATCTGTAGATCCGAAATCACTAGATAGCGTTTCTTAATCATCGTCCTCATCTTCGTAATCGCCTAACTTCTCAGGCGGTATCTGATCTGGCAAGATCCAATGGGGATAGGCTTGAGGCTCAGTAATCATGAACATGGCTATATCTTCCTTGAAGCCTGCTCTTTTGAGGCTACAGAAGTATTCATAGAGTCCGATGCAATAAGCATCTAACTTAGAGTAACCCTGCTCCTCTAGTGCCTTAGTCGCTTTCCTTGCCATAGCAGAATTATCGCTCTAGAAGCAAGTTATAAATCTCATCGACACGCCCGTTTAGTCTTTTGATTTCAGACATAAGGTGTGTAATGACAAAGCCAGACAAGCCACCGATGATGGCTAGCGTGGATAGGTAAAGGGTAAAGAAGTCGGATTGTGTCACTTTTTCTCTACCGTATCAATCGCAGCTTCTATGGAATCGACCACGATGTCTGCAACAGACTTCTTAGCGCGGTAAGACTTAATTGCTTGGCGTAATACAGGGATAGCAATTACTCCTGCAATACCGGCAAGAATCATAGTGAGGTTATTCATCGGATGCTCCTAACATAGGTACTTGAAAAAAAGTCCCATCATCGTCAGCTTCTTTCGCAAACGAGATGTGACAGTGGTGGTTGTGTTTGTTAGCCCCTGTGTATTCTCGCCATGCCCAGCCCTTTTTGCTTGAAGCGATACGACCATCAAAGATAATGTAGGCAATGCGCTTTTCTTTTTTAGACTTGCATAAGAGACGAATCTGATCTGCAATATCTGGCATGAGGTCTGGCTTGGAC